TCAATTGATCTTCAGCCAATGCCGAAGAGCTGCAACCGCGCCATCGCTGGCATAGGCAACGATCCCGCCGACTGTCAGGCCGGCAAACGCAATTAGCCCCGAGATGCCGTGGCCGAGGGTCTTCATTTTTTTCCACTCCTCAAGAGTGGGTGCGACCGCATCGTGGTTCTTCTCGACAGTTTCAGTGAGGTTTTTGATCTCTTCGCGGATCTGCCCATCGACGTTGCTGCTGACTGTTACGGTCATGTCGAGCAGATGGATCTGCTTTGCCTGCTCGTCAAGCCGCCTATGGATCACGGCCCGGCTTTCATGGGCATTATCCTTCTCGTTGCTCAGCTCGTCGCGAAGGTGCGAAACGCTGTCCTCGATGCCGGTCAATCTGCCTTCGACACGGCCGAGCGCGCGAAGAATATCGTCATTGGATGTCATCTGTTTTTGAGTTCCGTCTACACTATAAGCTTGGCTTTTTCGGACTGCGCAATGCCGGCGACAATGCGGTCGATCATGATCGGGTAGGGGTGGACGAACGATATAGGCGTCGTCGCTTCTTGGTTGGCTGGCAATGGCCGCACCACGCCACCCACAGGCACCACGACAGCGGTCGAGCCCGTCATGGTGATGACGTTGCCGGCGATGCTGGCGATGGTCAGTGTGGTCTTGCGCTCCCACCCGTCCGGTGGGGCATATAGATTGACGACCTGTTCCGGCCGGAAGATGTTGGCATCGGCCACCTGAATTGAATTGTAGGTAGCAACTCCATCCGTGCCAGCTTGTGCCGTAAGCGTCGTGCTTGGCAGCTCCAACATCCCCGGCCATGACCCGCCCTTTACCCCCGACACCCAGGCTGCATAGGGGTCTATCGCGGCATCGCAGCACGACGATGTTTTTGCAAGGATGTCATCGCGCAAGCGCCACTTTCCAGAGGCATCGGTGGCGTCCGCTGGCCAAACGTTCTGCGTGGTGTATGTGCTGAACGTCGCATCAAGCCCAAGATCACCGGCGCGAATGGTGCCGGTCGCCGGCGACGTCGCAGACCCTGCAAAATTATAGGTGAAGCTATTGGCACCGGTGACCGTGACCACGACATTGCCGTTATATTCCGTCTGCGTAGCGCCGGCGATACTGACTGTCTGACCGCTGCGCATGCCCGTGGTGCCATTGGCAACAGCGGCAGTAACCACCGTGCCGACTGACGTAAGCGTGATAGTCTTCTGGATGTCCACTCTGCCGAGCGGCGGAATTGCAACGATCTTGACGCCCGGATATTCGGCCCGAACGCGGGTGACGTTGGAGCGATAGTTCGTGTTGAACCAGGTATTATAAAGCGTCGACGTGTCGTTCTGCCCGAGCTGGTTGACGACGACGGTAAACGGCCACTTGCCGCCATTGAAAGCAATGATTTCCCGGATGATATCCCGCCGCCTGGTGGCGATAGCCGAGCCCGTTCCGGTATATTCGCGAACCGATCCAGCGCCGGGCATGCCGATCATGCAGAACGGAATTCGGCCAAGGCCGGCGTTCTTGTCAAGCCAGCGGCGAAGCCAGCCGATCATGCCGCGCGCGTCGGCGGCGGCGCTGAATTCCTGCCGGCTTTCGCCGATACTGTCGACGAAGGCTAGCGCGACCGGCCGGCCGTCCCAGTCGCCTTTGGCAAGCATGAAGCAGTCGGGCGCATAATATTGCGGCTGCGATTGCGTCCCATAGCCGGTATCGAGCGCCGGCGTGCTGTCCGCCAGAGGATCGGCCATGAAGCCGAGGAGCGACGCGTTATCGTTCGCGCCCCATATCCGTTCGCCGCGGTGCTTTTGAATGCGATAGACCGGCCAAATCTTTTCGCCGACTGCGACGTGATAGAATAGCCATAGCTCGATGTCGGTTTCGGGTGGAACGTCTGGCGTCGTGAGATCGTCGCACCATTGGCCGTTGGTCTGGTCGACGACTGTCACGCCATTGTTGCCGCCGAACTTGCACTGATGAGGGACGCCGGCGATTATGGCGTACAAAGCGTCAACAACCACGGAATTGCCAGGCGCGCCGATTGTGCCGGTAACGGTGGTTTCTTGCGGCGAGTTGCCGCCTTCAGTCGAAGCAAACCCCGGCAGATGGAACTTGAACGTTCGCGTAACGAATTGCGGCGAGGGAACGACGATCTTGCAGCAATAGTAGTTCGTCCCGGCAAGCGCCGTCACGATGTTGCCGGACGGCGCCCGGGCACGCGACCCGAAGAAGAGATAGCGGTCGGGATCGACAGGGCCACCACCCCCACCACCTCTCCCCAATTGGTTCGTGATGCCGAGAGAAAGGCCTAACATCATGCTCATGGGTGAGATCCGTATTTCTTGATGAGATCGTCGTAAAAGGTCACGGTCCGCCCCTGGCGTGCGTTGGCGCGGTCGAGAGCCTGGCGCTCCCTGGCGAGGATCGAAACCACCGGCTGGCCTTCGACGACCGGCGCGTGAGGCTCTTGCCGCCGGAGGTCATCGGGAAGCGGCGGAAGAAGCACACCGGCTTGTGTCTGCCCTTTGGCGGTAGCCGAACGGTTGAGCCGCTCAGTGGCGGAGCAGCCAGTCACGATCAGCAGCAGTGACAGCGCAAGCGCGGTTCTTGTCAGAGAGAATGAGTTCATATCCACGGATCTCGGTTTCGAGGGTGTCTTTGGCGGCCTGCTCAGCGGCCTGTGCGGCTTCGAGGCGCTTCCGGTGCTCTTCGGTCGCCTGGGCGGCGGCGTTGCGCTGGCGCTCCATCTCGGCGGTTTTGGCTTCGGCTGTGGTCTTTTCCGCCAGCAGGACGTAACCGGCGCGCGCCTGCCTTGCCGCCGAGGGATAGCCGATCGAGACGGCATAGAGGTGATAGAGCATCAGTCCACCGGCAAGGCCGGCGCCCATCTTGAGCGTGTCGAGGATGGAGAACATCAGATGCCCTCGAGGCAGAACTGGCGCTCTTTCTGCCGGCGCCGCGTCAGGCCCGGGAAGACGATGCCGGCGGCGCGGTTCCACTTCAAAAGCGCCTCGCAGCCCTCGGCCGTCCTGCCCTGGTTGATGAGCTTGACCGTGCTCGAACCGCAGGCCGCCTTGACGCCGACATTATAGGCAAAGGAGGTCAGCGCCACGAAGCGCGCATCCGGCAGGGGCACGCGCACACAGCTTTCGACACCCCCGGCATAGGTCTGCAGCTCCAGCGCCAGCAGCGCCCTGCACTGCTCCACCGTCTTGCGGTCCCCGGGCTTCACGCCATTGGTGCTGCCATAGCAGATCGTCCACGGCTTCCCTTGCGTCGCCGGATCGGGATAGGCATTCTGGCGCAGCCCCTCGAACGATCCGACGAGCGCCACGGCCATGGCCGCTGCGGCACTACCCTTCTGCAGGCGGTTTGCCATTCAGGTCTCCTGAGATTTTCTGCTGGACAAAGATGCGGGCGATGATCGCCGCTGCGGCCAAGAGGCCTGTGATCGCCGACATGGCGAGCTGGATGTAGATGTTGCGCGACACCCAGGTGGCGGCGACGAAGCTGTAGACGGGCTCAAGGATGATGAGGAGCAGCGCCAGCGCCATCAACCGCACCGACCATGCACGCTTCAGCACTGCGCGCCAGTTATGGACGAGCATGGGGTGGGCTCCGGGATGTGTGAGTGTCGGGGTGCCTGGCTCCCGGGCAGAGAACCGTAGGACTGACTTCGGCGCAGCAACACTAATATAAGTACCGATAGGTACACTAATAGTTGTCTCTTGCTAAGATTTTCGCTTACCGGTTACGTTAGCGAAATGAGGTCATTTCCACTTTCAAATAGAATCGAAGGCTTGGATACCGTCAGGGCAGTTGCCGCCCTGTCAGTTGTGTTTGCGCATTTGCTTGGGCCGTCGATGCCTGGCATTTCGCGTTACATCTTTACCGGCCACCCCGCCGTCATAGTTTTCTTTGTCATCTCGGGGTTCTGCATTCACTTTCCGTTCCGAACGGCGGAAATGTCGGCGGTGGCTTTTCTAAAGCGGCGCTACCTCAGGATCGTGATTCCTACCGCTGTAGCGCTGGTACTGGCGCAGTGGGTCGGCATTCGTGCTTACAACCCGATCGACGGCTACATCTTGTGGTCCGTGGTTTGCGAGCTCATTTATTATTCGCTCTACCCGCTGTTCCTTCCAGTTTCACGGAAAGTCGGATGGCCGGCGATGATTGCCGTCTCCGTCATCGTCTCCTACGTCACCGTCATCGGTTTAGGCTCCAATGAATATGGCAACGCGCAGATCTACGGCCCGTCACTGAATTGGGTGGTCTCTCTGCCAGCCTGGTTTATGGGTTGTTACATCGCTCAGATCTACCGGCGGGGACTGTATTTCGGGAACATCTGGATATGGAGAGCGGCAACTGCGATGACCGCCTCTATTCTCTACTGGGCGACGATGAACACGCCGATCGGGTTCTATCTGACAATGATCCCTTTCGGCGTCCTGGCCTGCGGCTGGATCCTTTCCGAGGCTTCGAACGCTGAGCGTGGCAAGGCCTCCGCAATCATGGAGAAAGTTGGCGAAGCTTGCTTCTCCATTTACTTGATCCATGTCATCGCGGCGGCCGCGTTGGAGCGGCTTGGCATTACCAACCCGATCATTGTCTGCGCCGGTTCGCTTATGCTCGTCGTCCCGTTCTTCTTTTTCGTGGAGAAGCCTGCCCAGGAGCTTTCCCGTCATCTGGGGAGACGGATGGTGACCGAAACGCCTCGTTCATCGTGAGATAAGCTCCGCCGCCGCAGAAGGAATTCTTCTATGCTGCGCGGTGATGCAGCGAATCTGGCATGTAAACGAAAGTGCCGCAGAACTCGTAGGCGCAGGATGTCACGCGGCTACTGCGCGACGAGGCCAACTACGAAAAGCTTGAGGCGGTCGCGCCCCTAATACTATGCCGCGTTCAATTCTACCAGACTAAACGCGGTATTTGACGACTTTCGCCGGCGAGCCGACGGCGATTGCATAGTCGGGAATATCGGCCGTAACGACAGAATTTGCTCCAATCACGGCGCCGGTCCCTATCGTGACGTTCATCAATATTTTGGCGCCCGCACCAATCCAGACATCATCACCAATTTGGACAAAGCCGATTTCGGCCTTCTGAAGCCTGATGGGCGTATCGCGTCGCATGCCGTGCCCATGATCGATGATCTGGACATCCGAACCGATCAGCACATCATTGCCTATGGAGATGCGGTTCTTGGCAGTGATGATGTTCCGGCGGCCGATGACGGTGTTGTTTCCAATGAACACCTTCGGCTCAGGCATCGTGAGTTGGAAGAAAGAATGGTCTTGGATCGTGACATTGCTGCCGACCTCAAGAACCGCGTGCTTCACCATCCGGAACTCTGCGCTGCGCTTGACAACCAGGTTCGAGCCAGCGCGGCTGAAGTAACGAAATTGCTTGTAGGCGGTAACGAGACGCTGAAGAATTCCTCCGCGATTCCGGTATGATGCTTTATCGGCTGCCATGATTTCCTCCGAGTCCGGAGGTCATTAGCTCACGACGTCGTTTATTGCCAGAGATCGCGTGCTTATATCCTCGCCAACTCCCGGGCATGCCCCTTTGCAACATCGCTCGATGGAGAAGCAAGCGACGCTATGCACTCCTCCCGCACGGGAAATGAAACCCCTCGGTCCACACCCAGATATTGCCGGCAGCGCCGGCGACCTGTCTGACTTGCTTGCTCGTGTTGGTCCAAACATCCTGGCTGCCTATGGCATAGTTGCCTGCAACCTGGACGGCGCCTAAGTTGCCGCCATCACCAGAGATGCCAGCAGTAAGAATACCCTGCGCCGGGTCGTGAATCAGTGCAGCATTGGTCGTCGCGCTCGATGTGAGTTCAAACCGCAGCTTCGCCTTGACTTTCACTCCGTTTGGCACTGTGAGCGCAAGCAGTGCGGAAGTCGTAGAGATAGCGCCGCTGACAGCGTCTTTTGCCGGCGTAACGAAAGTGTATTCGTCACGCGGATACATGACAAATTGCCGGATGAGCAAGCTGGCATCGGTCAGCACCACACCGATGCATTTGACGATGCTATAGCCGGTGAGCAGCGTCGTGGTGACGCCGCCGATCGTTGCCGAGGTCGAGAGAACAATGTCGAAAGACAGGTCTGCGTCCTTTCGCAAGGCATATGCAAAGTAGGTTGCGTTCGCTGCAACGGCGCCAACGTCAAGGCCACCAGCACCGGTGCCAGCCGCAAATGTTCCCGTCACCCGCTTTGTCAATGACGTTGCGCTGGAAACGAAGCTCGATCCCGTCCTGGCAGATCCTGCAGCAAAATCGATATGCGTATTGGGACTGCCGCCGTTGTTGGAAAGGGTGAGCCCGACAATGAAATCGCCGACAGCCGAACTGTCAGCTTTGCTCTGGATCCTGGCGAAGAGCTTGTTGGTGAAGAAAGCGGCACCGGAACAGATGATTTCGATGCTGTAGCCGTCCTTGAGGACAAGCGTTGCCGCCCCGTCGATCGTCTCCGCCCCATTCGGATCGATCGTCACGTCCCCGCCGTCGGCGATGACGCAATAGTGCCAGTTTGCGCCGAGCGTTGCCGCCGCGGTCAGGGTGAGCGTAGCGGCCGCGGTGAAGCGATGAACCGCGTTGTCGTCGGATGCGAGCGCGGTGTAATCGCCCGACTTGGCCGCATAGACCAGAGCCTGATCGAACGAGACGTCAACGCCGTTCTGGGCAAAGCCGAGCAGGCCGCCGCCCTTCAGGTAGAGGCCGGTTTGCGGGGTCGAGGCGAAGCCGAGGCCCGGGGCGGACACGGTCCCGCTTGCGGCCTTCAACGGTGCTACCATCGGCGCCGAGCCGTCCCGCGGCAGCGAGTTGGTGATCTCGTTGCCGAGGTCGGTGGTCAGCGCGTTCCATGGCACGGGGTCGATGACCTGACCGACAGAGGGTGTCGTTCCGGCGGGCTTGGAATAGACGCCAGTTGAGGGGTTTCTGGGCATTCACCTTCTCCAAAAAGAAGAGGCCCCGCGGGTTGCGAGGCCTGGATCGTTTAGTATCGGTTGTGGCATGTAGACTGATCACCTGCCGCAGAAATCTTCACACAAAGCAATCAAGATCGTCGCGATACTCTCCGCTGCCGTCACGCTTGCCTCATGGTCACCGCTGGGACAGGGGAAGATGATGTCATTGGCGGACCGGTTACATGTTCCTACATGCCAGCCAGCCCAATCAAATTCATCGCCTGGGCGATACTGAAAGCGTGATGGCACTCGGATTGCTATTTTGTGGGAAGATATGCGGCGGTAAGTTACCAGCCACCACCACCGCCGTTTCGACCGCCGGCTCTAAGAAGCGCCCGCGCAAGAGCAGCCTTCGCGCTGGCTTTACGACCACCTCCGGTACCGCCTTCCGCCGGCCTCATGCGGCGTCCCTTTAAAGCATCCATACCGAGGCCTTTCAAAGCCTCTTCAGCAGCGCCGTCAAAGGCCTGCTCGGCTCGGTTGCTGAAACCACCTTCCCCGTCGCCGAAGCCTTGAGCAGCAGCGAGCGCGATGTCGCCCATCCTTCCTGACGGCAACTTAAAGGCTGCGTCCGAGGCCACCTCTCCGAGACCTTGCAGAGTTTTGGAGATATACGGATGCTGGTCGTCGAAGGCCTGATCCATCCCGCGCTGAATGGCGAGTGCGTTGTCATAGCGCTCTCCAAACGTTCGGCCCGGCAGCGGCGGAAACAAAAAATCAGGCAGCAGTGGGTCAGCATAGGGCGCCAGAAATGCCGCTGTCCCAGCGCTCGTTTCATCGAGATAGGGACCGACGACCGTGCCGCGGGCGATGGCGCGTATGGCATTGTTAACCGACAGATCGCCCGATTGCCCCGCGTAAGGGTCATTTCTAAGCTCGGCAACTCGTCTCGGCGGTGCAACCGGTGTTCTATTAAAGTCTGACATTACGACTCCTGTGGATGGTGGTTGGGATCGACATGGCTTCCGAACAGCAGCTTGGAGATCTGCCTCAGCTTTAGGACGGGTCGGAGCGGACCGCCGGCTTCTTCAGCGCTTGCAGAATTGCATCGCCATCGCGCGCTGCCGCGGTGGGACATTCTCGTTGGCAATGGCCTTCAGAAGCGGCTAGCCTCGGTCCGCTCATCGGATTTGGGGTTGAAGATGGCTGCTGAACCGCGAGTGGGATGCTGGCGCCCCAAGACGGCAACGAAGGCTCATGAATTGTCAGGGAACACTGCGCTTGCCGCCGAAGATCGACGGCAGGAAGCCGGGAAACTTCGCCGGCAGAGCGGAAGGCGCGCCCGTCGGCGCGGCGGGAGTCTCGGCCGTCCCCGTCCGCTGCTCCTCATTCTGCTGCCGGATCTCCAATCCACCCATCAGCGCCTGCGCAAGCCGCGCCGCCCCTTGCCATGGAGATTGCACCGGGCTCGTATCCATGCCCTGCTGCAGCATGGCGTAGGCCAGCCGCTTGCGCTGATCGTCGATGTCGCCTTGTGTCTTGCCGGTATCGCCGCCGAAAATGAACGCCATTAGCCCACTGCCCTTCCGTAATCGACGCGGTCGAAACCGTCTGCATGTTCGAACACGGCGTCCGGATGCACCTCGCGCACATCATCGGACATCAGGCCGATCTGCGTCGGGCCGCCCTCCCTGTAGCGGAAGGCGTAGACCGGCAGACCGTTATCCAGCGTGCCGACGCGTTTGATGTCTTCCTTCAGCCGTCGGTCGGATTTCGCCCAGCCGCCGAGCAGCGAGCCGCCGAGTCCGAACAAGCCGCCCATCGCTGCGTTCGACTGGGCGAGCTGCTGATTGTAGAGACCCATCCTCTGATTGAAATTCTCGTTAATTAGCCCGGCCTGATCCACGGTCGGCAGTTGCGTCGTCGGCGTATTGACATAGCTCGGCTGGTGGACCTGCGAGCCCGACATCAGCGCCGAAATCTCGTTCAGCGGCTGGTTTCGCTCGGTCAGGATCGAGTTCTGGGCATTCGAATACATGTCGCCGAGATACTGGTCGGATGCGGCCTGTTTGCGCGTCGAAAAATCGCGCAGCGCGTTGTCATAGGCGGCCGAGCCCATCGAGATGCCCTTGTCGGCAAGGCTCTGGTCGAGGCTTGCCTGATCGCGGTCCCACTGGTTGTTGAAGCCGGACTGCCAGTGATCGTTGACATATTTGTCGACATTGCCGGCGCTGAGATCGACATTGGTGCCGAGAATGCCTGAGATCTTGCCGGTCTGGTCGTTGGCGAGCCTGGCAAGGCCGAGTTGCGTCTGCTGCGTCTGGTCGTAGATCGCCTGGTTTTCGGGCGAATAGGTCTGGTAGGCCGAATAGGTCGGCAGCCGATAGGTCTTGCCGTTCTGGTCGGTCATCGTCTGGTAGCCGCTGACCTTGTATTCCAGCGAACCATCCGGCGTGTACTGGTTGGTGTGGCTCAGCCCCGCATTGGCGATGGCGGTGTCGACGTTGGTGGCCGTCTGCGCCGCTGCGGTCTGTGTCGGATCAGGCGCTTTCGGGGCCTTCGGCGTGGAGACCATAGGGAAAATCCTCTTTCATGATTGCGTAAAGCAGCGCGTCGCAGTCGCCGAAATAGGCTTGCTGGCGGCCTTCCAGGCGTGCGCCGAGTCTTGCCAGAACCTTTTGGGATTCGGCATTGTCGGCGCGGGTTCTTGCGGTTGCGCGGCGGCAGCCGAGCTGATGCACGACATAGCGAAAGACCGATCGCATCAGCGTCAGCGTCAGCCGGTCGGCGGCAAGCGAGACCTCGACGTCATGCTCGGTCCAGACGTTGAAGACGAAGCCGGCGATGATCCGGCCGCGGTCGATATGGGCAAGCGTCGTGTACGGCGGATGAAAGCTCACGCCGATCCTGTTGCCGACCCAGGCCGCGATCTGCTCGCGCGGTTCGGAGACGATCAAATCGGCGTGCCCTTCTCGTACAGCACGGAGCCGCCGACCACGGCCGCCTCGGAGACGGAGCCGGACGCGCCCGAGATCAGCGCCCGGATTGTCGGCGCCAAGGCCGAACCCGCGCCACCGGCGGAGGCGAATTTGCGGACGAGCGAAATGCCCGGGAATTTCGAGACACCCCAGACCGCCGTTCCCCACTTCGCCGCCGTATTGTTTTCGACCGATGACAGAAGCGCTGTCGGAATCTTGGTCTGATAGTCCACCGAGATCCCGGCATACATCAGCGTCGACACCCCGATCTGCGCCGTCACCCCGATCAGCTTCGAGAGCTTGGTCGAGAGCCCGTCGCCATAGCGGCTCCAGGCGCCGACCATCAGCGCATCGATCGCCACGCCGTTGTCGTTGGCGCCGACTTCGGCCTCGTAAACCGTGCCGTCGCCTGCCCCGAAGAACAGCCGGTCCTGCCATGTCGTCCAGCAGGAGGCGGGCATGCCGACGAAGCGGCACCAGGCCCCGGTTTCGGTGTTCATCACATATTGATAGGGGCCGAAGGAGGACGGCAGGTTGACGATCGCCATCTGCCTGGCCGGGAAGCTCGAAAGCTGCCACTCCTCAGAGGTCGTGCCGGTCGCCGCCACGGTCTCGCGCCAGGTCGGGCCGATCTTGGCGGTGATTGCGCCCAGGCTGGTGGCACCACGATCGAGCTGCACGGCCTTGGTGATCGGCACTATGCCATCCGTCGTCATGATCGCCAGATCGGCGCCGACCGACAGCAGGCATCGATCAGTGCCGAGCGGCCGGCCGAGCTTGAAGGTGCCGATCAGGCCCCAATTGGAAGCATTCGAGGGATCGGAGCCCTGGAAGACGATCACCTCGCCTTCCGAGGAGATCAGCACCAGGCACTGCTGCAGGCCTGTGGAAACGGGAATGGTCCAGACGTTGATCGCAATCAGCGTGCCGCCATATTTCATGTTGCCGCCGACCGGCAGCACCGTCGCCGCGCCGCTGACGGCGTCGGTGGCGAGATACCAGACATTGGTCGAATTCTTCTCGATGAACCATAGGCGCGAGCGATAGGCCGTCACCGCGATCAGCAGCGAGGCGTCCGGAATGCCTGATATCATCGTCGAGGGAACGTAAGGTGTGGCGACTGCGCCCTTTTCAAGCTGCGCGTTGGTGACCGTTCCGGAGACGGTGACGACAAGCGTGCCGGCTGCCGGCGTGAAGGTCAGCGACACCCGGTTGGCGACACCCGTTCCGTTCAGCGTGCCGGCGAACGCGCCGGAAAGGGTGACGGAACCGGTGCCGAAGAAGCTCAGCGTATAGGCCGTGTTCCTGACGGCGACGTTCTGGGTGGCGAGCGTTGCCGTGCCCACCAGAAAATTATTCGTCCACGCGGTGCCGTTGAAGAGCAGCGGCGTGTCGAGGCCGTTGACGAGGCGCAGAAACTCCTGGCCGGCCGGGTTGGTATATTGCTGCACCGACCAGTGGGCGCTCGCCATGCCGGAGACGACGGGCGCACCGACAGCGCCGCCCGCCGTCACGTCGAAGATCTTGTCGCCGGCCGCGGCAAACAGCCGGTTGCCGACGCCCGAATAGGGAATGACCGTCTGCACGTCGGCGCCGAGGCCGGTGGCAAAGGCGAGGAAACCGTAGCGGGCGCGCACCCGGTTTGCCTCGGGAAAGAAATTGTCGAGCTGAAACGCCGCATCGGCAGGCATATCCGCCATCTCGACATCGGTTCGCCAGCCGCCGATCGGCGCGATCCAGTCTTTGCCTGGCGAAACGCGGCCGGTGCGCCCGTTTGGAGGGACAGGTCTGCGGGTCATGGGTTGGACACCGTGATTGTGCCGGGCCAATAATTTTCGGGCGCCTGGCCCCTGCCCGGCAGCGAGAGGTCGACGGGCGCAGCCGCCCGATCGGCGCCGATCGCGGCTTCCTTGGATCGCTCGAAACTGGCGATCTCCTCGCCATAGTCGAGGCCCTTGGCCCGCTTCCAGCGCCAGATCAGCGAGAGTTCGAGAAGGTCTTCAGGGAAACGGGCGGTATCGGTGTCACCAGCCCAATTGGCGGCATAGGTCGCCTCGCCATTCAGCGCCACCCAGAAGCCAGAAATATACTCATAAGCCATCGTCTCGCCGGCAGGGTTCGGATGGATGTCGAGCTTGCCGCCGGCCATGCGCCAGATCTGCGGCACCGGGTTCGAATTGATGATCCTGTTGCGCTGCCAGGTCTGCGGCTCCGCCGGGCCATTCAGCTGCCAGAGGCGCGAGGCATTCCAGATCTTCGAATTGGCGGCGAAGCGGTCCCAGTCAGCGGGCGGCTCGGCCGGCTCCGGGTTGGCGCCGGTCGTTGTGAATTGCCGCTGCACCATCAGCGTCGACCAGCCATGTTCGCGCATCAGATCGCGGCCGGCGCGGGTGGAGAGGATGCGCAGCTGCATGATCTGCGGATCCGCCGAAGACATGACGGCCGTCGGCGGATCGAGGTCGATTTCCGCGCAGACATTCTGAATGATGGTCAGGAGCGACATGCGCGGATCTCCGGTTCAGGCGGCGACGCGGCCGCGGGACTTGGTGCCCTGGTGCTCGTTTTCGAGCGCCTCGAAGCGGGAGGCCATCTCCCTCATCTGCTCCTGCAGGCGGGTTACCTCGTCCTTCAGCCGCTCGTTTTCGGCGGCAAAGGCCGAGGCGGCACTCGAGTTTTCGGCGGTGGCCAGATAGGCGCGGGCGGCGGCGACGAGCTCGTTCGCCCCCATGCCGATCTTCTGCTTGACGGTATCGGAAAGGGCTGCGAGCTGCTCGACGGTATAGATGTTGACCGCCTCCAGCTCCTTGATCTGGCTGGGTTTGAGATAGGGCCATTGCGCCAGCGGCGTGCCGGTCAGCTGCTCGCGGGCGGCAGCCCCTTCCTTGAAACGCTTATAGGCATCGGAAAAGCGCTGTTTGTCGTTCTCGGTGACCTCGCGATAGACTTCGGTGTGTTTGTCGCCGGAGATGAAGATGCGGACGAATTCCTTGTCGGCGAAGATCGGCCGGCCTTCCTTCTCCGTCAGAAAGGTCTGTTCGACCGGTTCGAGGCTGAAGGAGGCATAAATTCCAGTGCTGCTGTCGGGCATGGTGCGTGTCTCGCTGTTGATGGCGGGGAAATGAGGAACGGGCGCCGAGGCGCCTCGGGCGTGATTGGTGACCAACGTTACTTGGCGTCGTTCTCGACTTAGGAGATCGCCGACTGCCCCTCATCCGGCTGCCGCCACCTTCTCCCCGCAGGCGGGGAGAAGGGGATATGCCGCGCCGGCTTCGACAATCTCGACGTTGCGTTTGGCACGTCCCCTCTCCCCGTTTTTACGGGGAGAGGGTTAGGGTGAGGGGCAGCCATCGGCACGAATTGGATGAGGGGCAGTCGTGCATAGAGAGTTGGCGAAACGGGCGCCGAAACGCCCGTCGATGCTTGGCTTAGTTCACCTTCGACAGGAACGGACGCATCAGCGTCGCCTCGAGCACGCCCGTCGCGGTGATGGTAATGCCGGTGCCGTTGGCGGTGGCGTTGGCCGAGAGGGTGATGCTCTGGACGACGCCATTCGGGTTGTAGGTGATGCCCGAGATGGTGGTTCCGCCTGCTATGCCGGTGCCGGAGACGGTCGCGCCGATGAACGGGCCGGAACCGGCATTCAGCCCCGAAAGGCTCGTCAGCAGGTTGGAGCCGTTGACGGTGGTTGCCGTAAAGGTCTGGTTGGCCGCCGCAAAGTTGACGTTGGCGATGGCCTTGGTGGTTGCCGTGGCCGATGCCGGGGCGCTCGCCTGGCCGGCCGTGGTGGTGGTTTCAGCAACGACGAGGGCCGCCGTTGCGGTTGCGAGCTGCGACGGCGCCTGGCCGTTGCGCTGCAGCCAGACGTAATAGGTGCCGGGTGCAAGGGTGATGGCACCGACCGGGCCGCCGGTCAGCGTCGGGGGTTGGGCGGCGCCGGAAAAGACGCCGCAGCGCTGGCCGACGACGGCAGCGGCCGTGGTCAGCAGCGAGGCGACATAATCCCGGGTCCACTGGAACCACTGGCCGGGCTGAAGGGTCGTCTGCGAGGCCAGCACGAGCTGGCAATAGACCCATTCGGATTCGCGGTCCCCGCCGGCGACAGCGCCGAGGGAGAAGTTCGGGCCCGGAATACCGGAGCCGGAAACGATCGGGCCTTCGACGACGAACGGGTTCGCGCCAAGACGATCGGACTGGATTGAAGCGACCGACATTTGCTTTTCCTTTCGTTGACGATCAGGCGAACAACACGCCCTGCAGGAAGGCGTTGTTCATGGTGAGGTTGCCGGCGAAGCCCATGAGCTGCACGAAGGCATCCTGGTTGGTGTTCATGCGCTCGTCGCCGATCGGAGCCATGTCGCGGTCACGGTGCGGGCGGTAGAACAGATACTTGGTGTTCAGGAAGAACATCTGGTTGAGCGGCGCACCGCCGCCGAAGCCGCCGTCGAAGATCACGTCGGCACCCATGTATTGCAGCGACTGGAAGCCGGCCATGCCCTTGTCCGCCGAGGTGATGCGCTGGATTGCCTGCAGCGATTCCCAGTAGAGGCGGAAGAAGTTGTTGTCGGCGACGACAAGATCAGGCGCGTCGGAGCCGCGAACGCAGGACATGTAGAGCCGGTTCATGTAGCTCTGGATGTTGGCGTTCGAGGCGGCCGAACCGCCGTCAGCCGAGGCCGAGAATTTCTGGTTCCGCCAGAAACCCCAGGTGGCGCGCGAAATCCCGCCGACAGTGCCTGATGTCGGCGAGGTCGAGACCAGCAGCTGCAGGCCGCCGATCTGCCGCCCGCCATCGGCCGTGCCATCGGAATAGCAGTCGAGCGCGATGTTGTTCTTCAGCGTCGTTTCGGCGTTCTCGATGCGCTGCTCGAGCAGATCGAGGATGGCATCCTCGCCGGAGTTCTGCAGCTGTTCGAGGCCGGACATCGAGACGGCGACTGCGGCCTGCTTGAGGTCGTATTCGGCAGCGGTGATGACGTCGGAAGGCTGGACGTTGAGGATGTCGTAGCCGGAATAGCGCTTGAAGGTCGAGTTTTCCTGGTACTGCAGTTCCTGAACAATGGTGCGTCCGCCGGAAATGGGTTTCTTGCGGCCGCGGCTGTTCAGACGGGTGAGAAGACCGTTGTTCTTCGTCACGTCGTCGGCGACCGTGCCGCTGCGGTTGCGCAGCGTCGTGGTCACGATTTCAGAGAGGTTGGGCGAAATGGGCATTGATCATTCCTTTGATCAAACTTGACCGCGCGCGGAGCGCATGGCGTCGCGAAGCGAGTCTCGGATTGAAGTGGGCTGGCCTCTTGCCGCATCGCGGGTCGGGCCCGGGGCGGAAGATCCAGAGATGGATCGCGAGGCGCGGCGGGCTTGATCTGCCGCTGCTGCCCTCTGGGCTTGCTGTCGGTGGACGGGTGCCGGCGCAGTCTGGCTGATCAACTGCTGGCGAATGTCCGGGCGCATCCAGCATGCGGCGTCGTAGGCGTCCTGGAGTGACGTTGCCCGCCCTGCATTGATAAGGGCGATCATGTCATCCAGCACATCATCGGCGTGCGCGTTTGCCGGGTCGGAAAGGAAGGCATCGACTTGAGTTTCGGTGTCCCTTTTCCTGAGAACGTGTTCGACCGTTGCCTCGACGTTGACGTGCCGCGGCTGCGGTCCTCCTTGCTGTAATCCGGCCTGCTGCGAACTCCGCTGCAGGACCTGTTCCATCTGGCCATTGACCAGGGCGTGAAGATTGACCCCGGCCATCCTGGCGACGTGAACTACGGTGTTGACGGGATCGTGGATGAGCGCCTTTTCCCAGTCGATAGCCCGGCGCATGACATCGGCATGGGTCATGCCGGCCTGGCGGATGAGCGGCGTGAACTCCTCGAGCCCCTTGTAATCCTGCAGGACGCGAAAGCCGTTATCGACCTCCTGTTCCCGCTTGGCGATCGCCGCCTGCACTTCCCCGGGAAGGGTCGCGAATTGCGCCTTGGCTTCCGCCGACCAGCCGGGCGGAACCCGGCTGCCGATGCTTGCTGGCTGTTCACGGCTCTGCATCTGGGTCTGTGCTTGGGGCGTCTGTTGAGCGGCGTTTGCCGCGGGCGCCTGCCCTGTCCTCGCCGCCGCTGCCGCTTGCTCCTGCCCCTTGGCCAGGAAGCGGCCGTTTTCCCCGTCGCGCGGTTGGCCCGCGATATCGCCCGGTCCATTGCCTTCGACGGTGTCGATCGCCGCCTTCAGGCTGTCGCGGATGCTGACTGGCCTGTCATTGAGGGGCTTCTCGTCGAACGCGCCAAAATCGTCGCTGCCGTTGCCGGCCTCGTTCAGGTCTTCCATATCCATGTCGGAAACTTCCTTTGTCGGGGATTGATGCCCGTAAAAACAAAAGGTTAGAGCAGTTGGTTCTAGGCGTTGTATTCGGCGTGAACCCGCCGCAGTTCTTTGCGGATCTCATTGCGATCCGTTTTCGGCCTTTCGATCGGCTGCGGCTTTTCGTTGCCGATCTCGACCACGCCGGCCGCCCGGTAGGCGGAGCGCAGCTTGGCTTTCGAGGTGTAATGCCTGCCGTCATGCATCGACTGGATATCGATGCTGTCGCTGACGAAATGCGGCGCCGGCAGATCGGACTGCGCGGGGTTTTGCACCGGCATGCAGTTGAGCGGCCAGTTGTCGAGCGCGTGCCAGCCGCCGCAGACGCGGCAATAGCGTTCTCTCATGCTTTCACTCCGTTCACTGATAGGCCGGCTGCTGCGCCTGGAACTGCTGCAACGCCTGCGCCGCCGCCTCGCTGCGCGCCTGTTCCACCACGGCGCGATGCTCGATCTCGGCCTGGGCGACGCCAAGCTCGGCTTTGCGCTGTTCCGCACCCGCCTTCACCTCCGCCGTTTTCAGCTTGATCATCTGCTCGGCCGGCGGCTCCGGCGGTGGTTTTGGCGCGGTCGCCGCCTCGGAGAGCTGGGCGCCGACCTGCTCCAGCGTGCTTTCGAGCTGGCGGCCGGCCCTGAAGCCGCGGGCGGCAAAGAGCAGTGTCTCGACCATCACGGGCACCAGCATCGGGTTCTGCTGCGCCATGGCGCCCGCCTGCTGCAGGAAGCCGCCGATCATCTGCACGAATTCCATGCGGCGCTGCTTTTCGGCGTCCTCGTCGGGTTCGATCGTCGAATCCGTTTCGATATCGATCTGGAAGCCGCGAATGCTGTCATTGCGCAAGAGCTGCACGACCTCGTCGATCGTCGGCTGCTGCATCATCTCTTGAAGCTGCGGCGGCATCTGCGGCGGCGGCGGTGCCGGTTGACCCATCTGCTCCGCCCGAGCTGCGGCCTGCTGTGCCGCCATCTGCATCTGCTGCATCTGCATTTGGACCTGCTGCTTGTCAGCCATGGTCGGCAGTTTGATGCCGCTGACGAGCATCAGCGTTTCCGGCTGGAACTGGTCGCAGATGATTTCGCCGGCAAGGCGGATGATATCGCGGGCAAACCTGGCAAGCTCCGACTGGCGGTCGCGGATGCGGATCGAGCCCCACTGGCTCTTGATGCGCTGGGCCGTCGCCGTCTCGGACGCCTGGGTGTCGCCGCGGACGATGTCGGAGATGCCGGTGATCTGGTAGACGTCCTCGATCAGCTGCTTGCGAGCCTGGATGCAGGCGATGATGACCTTCTGCACCTCGTCGATCGGCAGCGTCACGATGGCTTTCGAGCCGCCCTTGTCGGTGAAGGCAGCCCATTCCGGGATCGGCACCATGACGGTATCGTTTTCGGGCCGCATCGCCTTCTCGATCGCCGGCGAGATCGCGCCGTCGCCGGAGGGATAGAACACTTTCAGCCGCAGCTGATCGGTCAGCTTGTTGACGCGCTTGGTCAGCAGATCGATCTCGTCGCATTGCTGCTGATAATAGACATAGTCGGGAACGGGGATCAGCGAGCTCGTCGACATCGTGCCATAGGCCGGGCGCGGGCACGGCCAGAAGTGCGTCAGATCCAGCGGCGGCTCCGACACTTCGAGCGCCACCGGCGCGCCATCGGCGATCCAGACGGTATAGTTTTCGCTCTTGCACCAGATTTCCCAGACATGGGTCTTGCCCTCGTTCTCGGCGCGCTCCGTCGGGGTGATACCCTTGTTGCTGCCCGCACCTTGCGCCTGGAGCGATGTCATGGCGTCGTGGCCGAAGCGCTTCTCCAGCTCCTCGTCGGTCATCGGAACGCGCCGCGCCACCCATGTCACATCCTTCCAGCGCCGCGCCGGCGAGTGCAGGAAGTCGGACCAGTGCACATAATCGATGCAGACACGCTCGTCGCTGATCGCCTCGGGCGGCGGGCCGCCATTCTCGCCCATGCCGCCGGGGAGGCCGCCGAGGAGACCCTCGGGCAAGCCACCATTTGCCGGCGGGTCGGAGGGCGCGACGCCCATGTCGAGCGGCTCGAAATCGGCTTCGTAGCGCAGCCACACCGTGCCTCGGGCGCAGAGCAGGAAGTCATCTCGCACCGCCCGCATGATGGAATCGATATCGGCTTCGTCGCCCATATAGGCGAGATTGCGTTCGACCAACTCCGAGGCCATGCGCGCCACCGGCTGGGCGTCCTTGAAGCGGCGCTCGACGACCGGCTGCGGCACCCTGGCATAGACGGCCGGCTGCAGCACCGAGGTGTTGGCCCAAAGCATCGGAAACCTTCGCTTGGCCGCATTCGTCTGGTCCGACTGCTGGTCGAGATAGATCTTCTCGATCTTGACGCAGCGGTCATGCCAAGATTTGAAATAGCGCTGGGCGCGCTCGAGCTCCTGCTGCCAACGGGCGCCGACCTTTGCCAGATCCCATTGCTGCCCGCCCTCCAAAGCCGTTGTTTCGTCTTCCATCAAACACGCTCGCTATATGCAGGGGTGGAATCGGCAAATTCGTTGAATGTCATCGTCTGGAAGGTCGGCAGGCTCTTCACCTGCGGCTTCAGAGTTTCGGGCGCCAAGCCGGTGAAGATGATCGCCAGCCCGCCGAAAGCATCCGCACCATGCGAGGCCCAGTTATGCAGAGGCTCATCGCGGAAAACGCTCAGATCCTCGTCCCAGTCCTTGCGGTAATTCCGCAGGCACTTGATGCCCTGGATGCAGCCGGCCTGGTCGAACTCGATCTTTGCCAGAATGCGCCGTGTGCCGTTGATGCGGTCATGGACATAGGCGCGCTCGATCTTGCGGACGGTGCCGAGGCCGCGGGCCTTGACCTCTCTCAGCATGACCTCGATACGGGTCATGCCGCCGCGCGTCCATTCCCTGACCTTGATGTCGTGCGGCATGTTGTGCACGCCATAGACATATCCGTGCTCGGCGCCGCGCCGCTCCAACTCATCGAGCATGCCGTCCATGCCGGTGCCGGTATGCTCGAAATAACCGATCATCCTGACACGGCCGGGCAGCACCTGAAACAGCCAGACGCTGTTGGTATCGTCCATGCCGATGTCGGAGATGGTGTGGACGGGATAACCTTGCACATGCGGGAAGACCCCGATCCGCTCCTCGGCGTCGGCGACCGCCATCTGATCGGCGTAATAGGCGCCCTCGACGCTCGCCTCAAAAGCTTCTGCCGGCGTCGAAGGATATTCGCGCTTCATGTCGCCGAGCTGGGTTTCGGCCTTCTTGACGTACCAGGCCTTCTGCCCGTCGGTCAGCGTAATGCCCTGATCGGCCAGATTGCGGAAATACTTTGCGAAAGCATCGGTGATGATGACGCCCTCAGGCGCGATCGCATATTGCGGTTCCTTCCACCAGGGGAAGAAATGGAACTTGAAATCCAGTTCGGTCAGCTTTGCCGCCTGGCGCTGCTTGACCTGGCCATCTTCGCAGAGCGTGTAGAAATGCCCCTCCTGGCCCTCCGCCGTGCTTTCGACGAAGACCAGTTGGCCGGCCTGCACCGTATTCAAAGCACCGGTGCGGACTTCCCTCGCCTTGTCGGGATATTTCGCGCAAAGCTTCCCATATTCGGAGATATGCAGATATTGCAGCGTTCCCGAGCGCAGCGAGGTTCCGACACGGATGCTGGAATTGTTGCCAAGCAGCAGTTCGGTCTGGTTGGCTCTGACGACAGGTACGGCGTTGCGGATACCATCCGGCAGATTGTCATAGGGGTATTTGATCTTGTCCCGGAAGATCGTCTGCACGTCGCCCAGCGTATGGGCGATCGTGCCGGCGCGGATATCCCGGTTGAAGACGCAGGCATCCAGCATGAAGATCTGGATGAAGGTCGTCAGACCCAGCTGGCGGGCTTTCAGCAGCACATTGAGGTAATGCATCTGCTCGAAAAAGGTCATCTGCGTCCAGTTCATTTCGAACCTGACGCGTTTGCCTGATTTGTCGGTGATCCAATAGAGGTTGTTCAGCCGCCAGCGCCAGTCAGAAAACTGGTCAACTGCCGTTTGGAAGTCCGCGCGTCTTGCCATTGATATCTTCCAGCAACTGTGAAACCTCGCCGGTGACGACGCCCTGGTCGGGCTCGACCTTGGAACCGTATTTCTTCGGCTTCAGCTTCTCGGCGACCCATTGGCGGGTGGCGATGCGGAGCTGCGAGCGCCTTATGGCCTCGCCATTCTCCTGCCAGCCTGTGGTCTCGCCGCTCGCATTCTTCTTTTCGATCCAGTCGTCTGCGCGGTCATCGGCAATCTCGACCATCTCATCGACAAAACCATCCGCCTGGATCTCACGCGCCAAGGCGTATTTGACCCGAAACGCGGCCTTGTCCTCATCGGCGAGCCAGGACAGCACGCTCGACATGGCCGGCATCTCTTCATCCCGGCAGATCGACCGGAGGCTTTCCCTGTCGGCGATGCGCTCGCAAATTCTGTCGACAAGTGCCTGGGTGAACTTCGTCGGTCTGCCCATATGGCCCGCTTCTGGAATTGCTTCAGAACAACGCGACGATGTTCGATGCGGTGGTCCCGGTCAGCGCCACGATGGCGGCATGAACCGGCAGGATCGTCCCGGCTGGCACGTTTCTGAAGATGACCGGATCCATATCCCGACGCGGCGCAATGGCAACATCGCCGGCCGTGCCGATGTAAAGCGCGCGCGCGCCGACGATGGCGGTATCGTTCGGGGTCACCACCGCGGCCCGCGAGGCCGGAGCAATCGAAGGGTCCATTGCAGTTCTCCTTGTGAGAGGCGAGCGCTACCCGGCTCGATCCCGATGTGAGCGGCGATGAGAGGTCAGGCGGAAGAGGATGGGGGATCAATGATGATATGAGGAAGCTGGCCGGACGTCTGAGATGACCGGTTCTCAAGCCTTGGCGAGTGACACATTCGATCGGAGGGCGGCGTCGATTTTATCGACATCACCTCTGGACTCAAATTTCGCAGCTTGGATTTACAGTAGTGTTAAATGATCTGCCAGGGGGTGATCAAGGGCTAATTGTGGTCGTGGGGCAGTTCGAAACCTGCTCGATCAAGTAGGCACCAGGTTACTCTACCCCGCACCGACGACGGATTTGGCAAAACGCGCTCCCCACCCTCCGTCATCCTCGGCCTTAAGCCGAGGATCCATGCCCGATGCTGGTAGAGGCCAACACGGGTCCTCGGCTCAAGGCCGAGGATGACGGAGCAAGGGGTAGGCTCTGTGGCAAATCCGAGGTGATGGCATCAGTGATGCTGACGAATATCATGGCTCGATCAGCGTGGTCTTGGCCGGCTCGCGATCTGGTTCGGTGCGTCAGCGTTCGGCGGGCGGCGCCGATTGGTCGACATCACCTCTGGATTCAAATTTCGCAACTTGGATTTACGGCAGTGATAAATGATCTGCCAGGGGCTGATCAAGGGCTAATTTTGGGTCTCGCGCCAGTTCGAAACCGAGCCTGCCAGGGAGTGATGAAAGGCTTCTGATCGCGGTCGTGCACCGGTTTGAGATCTACCCAATCTGCGGCAAAACCCCTCGCCCGCTTTGCGAGCCTTCAGCTCCGGCGTATAAGTAGCAGGCTGTTGATCAAACGGTGGAGAAGTTCAGTGAAAACCACGAGACTTTTTCTTTGCCTTGTCGCTTTTCTCAGCGCTGCGATGGCTGGAAACCAAGCTGATGCCGACGAACTGGTTCACTTCGAAAGCGCTCCGGTAAAGCTCAGCCCATTTCGAATACGCAAGGCCAATGAACAGGGAGAAAGCCTCCCTCAACCGCAAGGCACGCCACTCCTCGGATATTTGTCCCGGCCCCAGGGGGATGGCCCCTTCCCGGCGGTCGTCCTCATGCAT